TCGGAAGCGACCGAGGTTGTGATGGCCCCATAACATCTAATATACCTAAAAATAGTTAAATACAACAATCCGTTCTATTTAACAAATGATAAACGACCAATATGCAATGGCGATAATATATTTACCAATTCAACTACACGCTGATGGTACAAATACTCCATTAACCGATCTTATGACGGTTAATGTAACCCCGTGCAGTGAACTACCAACCAATGTCAAGCCAAATAGTGCAAGTGCAGAATTCACAAATCAGTTAAACTTATTGGCTAAGTCATCTAAACATACATCAATTGTAAGCAATCCAGCCACTCCAATTGGTTTACCAGAGACCCCGAATTCTCTGGTAAAAGATGAATTCGTTAAATTATTAACTATTACCCGCGATGAATTAACAAGGCGTACTGCAAAACCGTCTATCAATAATACAACCTTTCGTAATAAACGACCTGTAATGAACCGTCATACTATGAGAAACCGTACTAGTTCATAAAATAAGGACGTTGGTTCTTTTCAACGACAAGTGGCTCTGGGATAAAAATCGGTAGTTTGTCAATCATATTCAACGATTGGACCGGTTTTATATCGGGGCGAACGTCCTTCTTCGGGTTAACCAGATTGGTTGACCCGATACCGAATAACTGAGACTCAATATCACAAGCATTGAATGCAAGATTTGATGCAGGAATTCTACCTGTAAGTAGTCCATCTCCCGCATAATGGGTTTCAACTGGTTTACCTGCACTCTCATATGTAGAATATTTACAACCCAATCTGTTCGCGGATTGTTCTAATGTATAATCACCCGGCATATTTTTATTGCGTGTTGACGACATGTTGTATACAAGATATACATTCTGTATACAAAAAAATTTTACCTTTTCTTAAAAAGATGAATATGAAGCAATTTATAATTTTCATTTTCTATCGTAAATGGACCATCATTGCGTGATAACGATGTAAAAAAATCTCGTAGACAATTGTGAAAGAGCAAAAGATAATCATAACTAAATAATACCGCCATACCAATATTTATGTCGGTTGAAAACATAAATGACGCGGCTTGTTCGTATATTGCAATGAATGGCGGGACACGTCGTGTCTTATCAAATATATACTCCATAGCCGAATAAGCGGAGTTTTCATCGTATTCTAGTTCGTCGCGACTAACTGCATCAATGTCGGAATGAACAATGTCGGGGTAACTATCCGATTTCATTTGAAATACTTGCCTGATAATTTTCCGATACTCTTCGTCATTGGTATACGAAATAGTTAAATCAGTTGGATAGGAGTATGTTGGGCTGCTCATCTCAGTATACTATACTTATACTACTAAATGTAGTGTAACGTTTATATAGATTTTAATGGATATAATCAAAATCTATACAGATGGGAAAAACTCCCAGTCCAAATCTTGACATACCTTTTTCCAAATCATATCCTGTTCTAATTGTTTCTCCCGGTCTTTCATCATAGGTATGTACGGGAGATATTGCGTCTGGTCCAGTAAAACACATAATTGATGCAGAGTATATGTATAATTAAAGAAATTGGTTCTACTCGCCGGACAATGAACGGCCCACGGTTTCTGTATCTCTATAAAGAGAACACATAAAGTCTCGTGTAATTCTTCGTTCATAACGGGGGGTTTAATACCAAAAAGAGAATTGATATACTGAATATGCTCAAAGTACTTGTTTAGACCCAATTTCCGTAAAATATCGCGCATTTTATCGTAATTAATCAATGACATATTGGTAATACGTTCCTTCTTAATGCGAGCACGGATTGCGTCTAATACTTCCTCTGGTATTTGTGTGGTTTCCTTTGCTTGAAATTGGGATAGGATTTCTTTGAAATGGTTCAAACGTATATATGCCGTGTAGGATACCTCATTGGGAGGTTCTTTGTTATTTGGTTTGGAACTATCTACGATATAGGTAATAAACCGTCCACAGTTCTTATTATTACATATAAGAACGCCCTCTTCGTCTTGTGGAATGAGTTCTCCGGTTTGGCATGTTTCGCATATATCAGACCCCATTGTATAGTCCTGCATATTTGTAAGGTCATTGGTTACATTACGCCAATATTTTTGGCAATTTCTCTTTAACTTTGCATATTTACTACTCGCATCATTATCTGACGTCGTACTATTAGATTTAATTTTAAAAAATGTGTTTACTGAACTTGTGTTTTGTGTATGTTCTAGTTTATTTGAAATCTGTTGCTTTTGTTCAAAATAACCGAAGATATATTTGGCATTATTTAGCATATATTCCTTACAAGATCTCTTATGATTACGAATGGTAGTACGTATATCGTTCATTCTATCTCGGGCGTCCAAATATTCGGATACTTGTTCCGGTCGTAATTTACGTATATAGCTCTTTAACGCTTCCTTTTCTGCGGTTAATCTCGGGATAACGTCTTCATTTAATTCATTTATTTGCCGCAGCATGTCAGTGTGTTTTTCATCAATTGTATTGATAGAGGGTTTATGTCCATTCATTTTAACATTCTGAGAACCAGACATTTAATCACTTGTATTATAATAGATAATTTGTTAAGGTGTTTTTATGTTGATTTTAGGACAATTCTAGTATGTAAAAATGAGAACTCGTATTAGTATGCAATTTGTTGTATGAGTAATTCTATATCTATATGAATAACAAACAATCCCATCTTGTAACAGATACCCCTAACAACATAAAAGTAGACAAGGCTGTGTTCCAGAAATTAATCTTTTTAGCAAACGCATTGGAACAGGGTTGGACAATTAAGAAATCCAATGATACATATATTTTTAAAAAGAAACACGAGAACCGACAAGAGATATTCCACGAAAACTATTTAGAAACATTCATACTTTCAAACTACAACTCAGATAGCTTTGTATTATAATCGGTTGTAATTTTAATCGGCTGGTTACACGAGGTTCAGTCTATATTAATGGGGGGGGTCTTCAAATAGAGTATAATGTGTTACTATTTAGGAATAGTTTACAATATTACAATTATTATTTACAGATTAATAATTGTAGCTTAAAATACGACCGTTTCTGTGTATGACACTCTATAATTAAAAATTATGTAAAAACGGTTTAGCCAAAGTAATTAATTAGATTAATTATATTCATTCTCCGAAATTTTTTTCTTTACAGAGTATATAATTCCATACAATGGCTGGTGGTTTGATGCAATTAGTCGCCTACGGCGCACAAGACGTGTTCCTTACCGGAACCCCCGAGATTACTTTCTGGAAGGTGTCGTACAGACGCCATACCAACTTCGCTATGGAGTCCATTGAGCAGACCTTCTCCGGTCAGGCTGATTTCGGACGCCGTGTGACCTGCACGATCAGCCGCAATGGTGATCTTGCCTACCGCACCTACCTCCAGGTGACCCTCCCCGAGATCAACCAGTCTATGGGTGCCACTTCTTCTGGCCCTGTCTATGCTCGTTGGTTAGATTTCATCGGTGAGCAGTTGATTGCCCAGGTTGAGGTTGAGATTGGTGGTCAGCGCATTGACCGTCAGTATGGTGACTGGATGCACATCTGGAACCAGCTGACCCTCTCCAAGGAGCAGCAGTCGGGTTACTTCAAGATGATTGGTAACACCACCCAGCTTACCTACATCACCGACCCCGCCTTCGCCGGTGTGTCTGGTCCTTGCGCCTCCTCCTCTGCCCCCAACCAGGTGTGTGCTCCCCGCAACGCCCTGCCTGAGACCACCCTTTACGTGCCTCTGCAGTTCTGGTTTTGCCGTAACCCCGGACTTGCCCTTCCCCTGATTGCCCTTCAGTACCACGAGGTGAAGATCAACATTGATTTCCGCCCCATTGGTGAGTGCTTGTGGGCTGTTCACAACCTCGCTGGAAATGGATCCGGTTCCTCCGCGCAGGTGTCTTCTGCCTACCAGCAGTCCCTTGTTGCTGCCTCTCTCTACGTTGACTACATCTTCCTCGATACCGATGAGCGCCGCAAGATGGCCCAGAACCCCCACGAGTACCTCATTGAGCAGGTCCAGTTCACTGGTGACGAGTCTGTCGGTTCCTCTTCCAACAAGATCAAGTTGAACTTCAACCACCCTTGCAAGGAGCTTATCTGGGTCGTTCAGCCCGATGCCAACGTTGACTACTGTGCTTCCCTTATTGACAATACCACTCTGTTCAAGACCCTCGGTGCCCAGCCCTTCAACTACACTGATGCCATTGATGCTCTTCCCAATGCCGTGATTGCATTCGGTTCCGATGCCACCACCGTCGGTACTGGTAAGGTGATTAACTCGTCTGGTTTGTTCGAGTTGGGTGGTGTACTAGTCGGCGACAGAGCCACCGGTAACGCCGATAATGGTGCCTCCCTCACTGATGCCGGCACCTTCGTGCTTGCTGAGACTGCCCTTGACATGCACTGCTGGGGTGAGAACCCCGTTGTCACTGCCAAGTTGCAGCTCAACGGACAGGACCGCTTCTCTGAGCGTGAGGGTTCTTACTTTGACACCGTCCAGCCCTTCCAGCACCACACCCGTGCTCCTGACTGCGGTATCAACGTGTACTCTTTTGCCCTGCGCCCGGAAGAGCATCAACCAAGTGGGTCGTGCAACTTCTCTCGCATTGATAATGCAGTGATGCAGCTCGTGCTTTCCTCCGGAACCGTTTCCGGAACCAACACCGCCAAGGTCCGTGTGTACGCTGTCAATTACAATGTTCTCCGCGTCATGAGCGGCATGGCTGGAGTGGCTTACTCAAATTGAGGGACCTACATTTTATGCGTGACCTTCATAAAAATAAAAATTAACCGTAAAAACAAAATAAAAATATTCTAATGTAAAACCTAATTAATTTATAAAAAATTATAAATTAATGCTTCATACTCGTCACATATTAGTCTCCATTTTTTTATTTTTTCTATATTCTGCCAAATCTGCTGCCTTTTGTCTGTTGTATTCGTCATTTCCATACGTGTCCTTTAATCGCTGACGTTGGGTTGCCTTACGAACGCGTGCTGCCTCGCGTTTTTCTTCATC